TCGTACATTTCTAATGTAAAGTCATTCTCACCTAGTGTATGATTTGTGTTATCAAATGAATCTGTTTTGAAGTTTAATAAATGCTTGCTAGAGAATCCACGTAGCTGTGTTCCTATTTGCGTATTAGAATTTTTATGTAGATCTTTAATACTATAAACAATGTTATTACGTATAGTATGATTGTATAATGCTTGTGCTATACCTGATGATACATGTTCTACTTCTTTTGTTTCGTATGTAAATGCTGACGTACCAATTTGCTTTGTTGTAAAGTTAGTAAACACTGCTGGCGTAGCTGTTAAGTTTCTACCTCTAGATGATATGCTTGCGCCGTCTAGATAACGATCATCTAATTCTCCAACCCAACCAGGTGTTACTATAGCATCTACTCCACCTTCAGGGCCTGCTAATTTAATACTTGTAGAACGAGAGAACTGGTCAATTGTTGTTAGACTAACATCAGATACTACTCGTTTGTAAATTTTGCTTGGTATTAAGTTGGAGCTTGGTGTGTTAATATTGTTATCTCGATCCAATATATCAAGATGCTTTTCTGTTTGCCTTGTTCCAGGAGCATAAAATTTTGTAAATGCTTTTGTAGGATTTAATTTAACTAGTGTGTCTATTAATGCTGCCTTACCTGCAGACGATGCTCTCCATATACCTTCAAGTTCTGCATAGTCACCAAATTTAAATTTCTGTGATCCATCAATTGCTGAAACAGATCCTAATACATTCTCTGGAGTGTCAAGTGACCCATCTGCTAAAACTGGACAGTGATTGTCCCAATCCCACATATAGTTTGCCCATTCTGTATTTTGTTTATTAGTTACTGTTGATACTACTCCACGCTTTAATGCATCAATAAGTGCTGCTCGTTTTGTAGCATCTGTCCAACTATATTTACTATCCCATGATAACGGCTTGAATGCAAATCCTAGCATGTGCCATGGATTGATGTGAGGTGAGTGCGTACCAAACAATACTTCGTATGCACCTTTCCAATGTCCAGGTAGTGTGTTGTTTTTAAAGTTTCCACCAACTGCTATATTACTAAAGTTCCATGTTGTAGAATCATTAGCGTCATACACATTGGCTATATCGTTTTTACGATTGTACTTAGCTTTCCATTTGTTATAATGTTTGTATAACACATCATTAACTGTTTCTAATGTGTACCATGTTTCTCTTGATTTGCTTGGCATAAACATAGAAGTAAATCCATATTGAATATTTTCTATATCTGAGTTAATAGCATCAGCTTTTGAAAGTCCTGCATAAACTCTTTTTTCTAATTCAAATAATGCGGCCAATACAACATCAAAGTTTTCTGAATTCATATCAGCTTCGTCAGCAGTTGTTTTACCTCTTACAACTGCACCATCGTGTCCAGTAAGAACACCAGCAACACATGTTGGTAGTACTCCTGGAGCAAGTCTAAGTTTTGTTAAACTTGGTGGTATGTAAGAAGCATTATCCATTGGATAATAATAAACTGCAATTGATGGATAGTTGTCTACTATGCCTAGTGGTTGATATGTAAATTTAATATTGTTACCAATTTGATAATAATCATAATCTTTTACTGCTAATCTAGTTACTAGCTTTGTGCCACTTTTTTCAGTTATGTAAACATAAACATGATCTTGTATGTTGTCATCGCTGTGGATATTATCAACTAGTTTAACATTAGGAAAGGATGTTGTAGTGTCAATAATATGTGTTTTTACTTTTGCTTTTTCAAAGTAAGCCATGTTAGATGTTGAATACAAGTCTCCACCTTTGCGAATAACAGTAATTGATTTTGCTACGTCATCTACTAATGCTTTAACTGATGTATATGACTTAGTTCCGTATAGTCTGCTTACTTGGCTAGCAAATCTACTTTTAAAGTTATCCCATTCTTCGCCAGTTGATACTAACACATTGGTTGTATCTATTTTACTACTTGCATATAGTGCATCATGTATAATGCTTAAATCTTTGTATATAAATAATTTCCCACCAAATACATTATCTCTATTAACTGCCTCTTGATTGTTGACTGAATATATGTTACCTTCGAATCCTGGTGTTGAGTTTATTATACTTTGCCAGTGTGTTATTGTTTCGCTTGCTGTAAAAGTTTTTATTACTTCGTTGGTTGGGTTATGTTTTAGTGTATCTGGAACAGAAATGTTTGTCGATCTGTTATCATTTTTATTGTTTGCATATTTTACATCAACAATATCGTTGACTTTTATTAATTCTTTAGGTATAGTAATAGTGTCTGCACCTATTGTATATTGATCTGCTGATAGATGTCTGCCATTAATTTCTACAGTATGGTGGATGCTATCATAATTGCTAAGTGGTATAAGCGTGTAAGTATTTGTTAAAGTAGCATCTGTTGATTCAATGATAATTTTTTTGTCGTATAGTCCAACATCAGCAGGTGCTACATTTTCAATATCAATTCCTGCTAGTGTTTTAAATCTAATACTTCCGGTTTCTAACAGGTTATAAAATTTAACTGTTGTGTTCGGCTGTACATAAATGTTAGTATGGCCAACATTTGTTTTATCTAAATATACACCATTTTGTATTTCTGTCACTACACATTCTTTACCTGATTGATGTAATACAATATGTCTATCTGTTTGCCATGCATCACTTCCAACAGCAATATCTAAATCAGTTTCTACACTTGTAACATCTGTTGTTAGTAATGTTTCAGCGCCTGCAATATCTTCACTTTGTCTATATAATGTACTCAGCTTGTTGTTGTTCTTAAAGAAATACTGTCCTTGAACTTTTCTACGATGTGTAATATCTTTATCAAATGTAGATTTAACATTTTGGTAATAAGCTTCGGTGTACAAATAATTTTCAAATTGATACTCGGCTATTCCGTTTGAATCTTTATAAGACAGCTGGTGTCCTAATTCAGGATCTGCTTGACTTGTTCCTAGTTTGTAGTTAAACAAACGACTGCCTTTAAATACTGCGCCTTCTAATGTTTCAATAGGAGTACCTTCTGCAGTATAAAGTTTAAACAATGGCATTTGGTTATTAGTGGTACGTTGTTGTCCAGTTTTCCATATTGTGCCGTCGTACCATGCATCACTGTTAGACCATGCTATATCTAATGTATCTGGAACTGCTTCTCTAACATATACACCGTGGTTAAGTGCTAACGTTTGGTTTGGTGTTAATTCTTTCTGCGATCCATTTAATGTAATTTTCCATATTTGGTTTTGGTATTCGCCTTCTGTAAATATTATTTGCATGCCATCAGTAGGATTAATTTCTACTTTATCTGGGTTAGCAAATCTAAGTACACCACCTACAGTTTCTAATGCATAGTCGCCAGTTGGTTGAACCATGAAGTCTGCGATGCCTAGCCACTGACTGTCATTTAAGTTATCAGCCCAGTTCCATAAATTTAACTTACCGTCAAATTCAATAATAGGACGTCTAGCAAGGTTGGTTGGTTTGATTAGTTCTGAAAGCCCAATGCCTCCATATACTAGTTTATTAATTTTCTTTAGAGTTGCAATATCTGTCCATTTGTTATTTCTGCTCCATGCAGTTCTAAATGGACTGTCAGTTGTTGAAACTATATAATCTTTTGCTGTAACTACAACTGTAGACTTGTCATAATTTAATGTATCAAATCCTACAAGCTGGTGTTTATATCTTGATAATAATTCTTCAGATGTTCCTGGTACTACAAACTGTCTAATAGTTTTACCACCATTGGTAAACTCAGCATCAACTAATTTTGCAATAAAGACATCACCAGTTGTTTGGTCTCTTCCAGTATAATATAACATGTGATATTGAAGATCTACAAGAGTAGGCTCATTTTGGTTATCAATCCATTTTGGACCAAATGCTACTAACGTATCTTCTATAAACTGTGTTTTGTTTGATTCAGCATTAGTAAATATAAAGCCATCAAATAATGGTAGTCTATTAGCATCAGCATTGTAATATGCTATCATTGTACCAAAGTGTGTTCTGTAATCTGCAGATGTTTCATCTGCAATATCATTCCACAATGAACTTGATGTGTTTGGATCAACTATTGTTACTGTAGTTTCATCCCAAATTCCACCTACTGTTATTGTAGTTTTTGTAGTGTCAGGATAAAGTTGAGTGTGGTTAACCCAGCTATACCAAGGTATTAATTTTATTGAAGTGCCTGTGCCTGATACAAGATATGTGTGTTTGTATGCATCCTTATGCCATCCATCACCAACAAACTTAATAAGCATTTGATCTGCTAGAGCGAATGTATTATTGTTATCTATAATTGTATATGCTAGTTGGTTAGCTGAAAGTGTTACTGGATTAATAGCTGTTGTAAAGCCTACATTATTTGAATTGTTAGAATATCGTTCGTATGTAGTTTTACTAATTTGCCATTTTCTAACAGTAGCATCCCACATGTGAGTTTTTAATGTGCCATTATCATTTAAATCAAAATAGTCTCCGTCTGCTGGAGTTGCTGGAAAAGTAGTACCAGTTGCTATACTTGAATTAGCTGCATTAACAGTTGCCGCATTAAGTGTTCTCACACTTTCGTATGTTGGCATTTGGTCTACCCATGCATAGTTTGTATAATTTATAAACTTATGTACGTTAATTGGTGGACGGTAGCTGTATTTCTTTGTAGCATAGGCCGCACTATAGTTGTAAGTTGAAAGATCAATGTTAATTGAGTTTGCAATATCTTCTGCAGTAATTGCATCAATTAATTTTTTGTCATCATCTTTAACAGTGATTGTAGGTGATAGTTTTTGTTTGTCTACGTAAACTTCATTAGCATTTCTGTTTTTGCCTGATTGATCTCCAATAAAGCCCTCAACATTTTTGAGACTTCCTTTTGAAATCATTTGGTCTAATGTACTGTCTAGCCATTTTTTATTTACGTCAGTATTAAAAACCTGAGGTAATAAACTAGACGATTTTATTTTTGGAGTATTGTAACTTCCTGAATTTTTCTTAGACATTAAATCTTATCCTAATTTGTTTTTGTAACAACGTTTGTAACGATATCAATATCGTCTATACTAACATCTGGTATAAACATCTCATCAATGTTTGGTGTAATTTCAAACAGTTCACCAAATACACTTGACGATCCATGTGGCACAATAGTAAAGCTACTTATTGACATTGATAATTCTTTGTGTACGTATGCGGCTAATTCTGTAAAGTAAAATGTTTCACCAAAGCTCCAGTTGTCAACTGCAAAGAAACTTTGTATTGCTTTAACAACATTTCCTCTGACTTCACTGTCAACCACGTTACTTCCTTTTACTTTTACTACATCAAATGTTGCACGTAATGATGAATGTGCAATTGGTCCAAATAGTGTTTTGTATTTAACTGGTTTATAAATTACTGTATCACTTATTGTTTTTTGTTTTTCAACATTTACGAAACTAGCTGCCAATGCATTACTTGTAGGTGGAAGTGGTTCTAATCCTTCGTTAGTTAGTAACCATGTTCTATATGCTGTGTCATATGTTTTATCCAATACATATACATCAATAATATTTGTGTAACTTGGGTCAACAATTTCTCTGTCTGCAGCAATATGCTTCCACACAAAGTTTAATTCGTTAAGTCCTGTATATGTTTCACTGCCTTCGGTAATAACTGGCGTTGGTGCAGGGCTTAAATTTAATGGGTTAGTAAGTTCACTAAACACTAATGGATTGTCTGGTCTATTATCGTAGTTATCATCAACTAATGACAAGTAAACATGTGATGCATCAATCACTCCATTTGCGTCTTGTGCAACTCCGCTTACATTCATTTTACCTACAGTTGTCGTAATTGCGCCATCAACTATGTTATTAACAGTAAACTCAACTGTGTCTTGTGCTTTTTTCTTTGTAAGTGAATCAAGTCCAGCATTTAAACTAACATTAGTAAATGCAACACTATCACTCTTTAATATATACTTTGTGGTTCTTGTGTAGATATTATATTTGTTTGATTCAAACTTAAAGTAAAGTAACCAAGTTGCCTTTGTATTATTATATGCGCCTAATTCAGCACTTGAATATGCTACAGGACTATTGTCTAGTTCCCAACTTTGATTTTTATGATCGTACCATAATGTAAATGATAATTTTGCATCAAGGTATGTTTTAATAATATTTGATTCTCTTGTCTTAAATAAACGTGGAAACGATGGTACAATAATTTCAACAACACTACCAGTTGGTACCATTGTGTCCATTGTGATTGCACCTAGCCCACTTGATTTTAATCCACTTGCTTTTCCAAGTTGTGTGCCATCTATGCCTAATCCATAACCAAATACGTTTAGTACTTTACTCCATACTGTTGTGCCTGTTGGTGTAATGAATTTAACCATTGCTCCAACTCTAAATTGATTTAAATAATTTGTTTGAGATTTGCCAACACGCTCTACATTAACACCGTTCTTTAAAAGAAAGTATCCAGTGTTTGCATTATAAACATTGCCACCTGGCACTGTCCAAATAAATCCACCTATGGTAAAGTTTGCATCACCAAATGTTATGTTTGGCGTGTATCCGTAATCTGATTTTAATATATTAAACGCACTTGTAAATTTTGTGTAGTATAAATTTATAAGATCAAAATCGCCAAGTTGTCCTTTGACATATTTTTCAAATATATAATCTTTGTTCATACCAACTACAGTTGTTTGACTTTTAATACTGTTATCTTCATATAAGCGACCATCTGCTCCATTAACTAATAAGTTACTGTATTCACCCGTTGGGTCAGTAAAGTCAATGTATCTACTGTGTCCACTAAATGTTCTGTTAAGACTTTTAACTTTTACTACGTTAGATGATTGGTAAGCGAATAATGTGTTATAGTCATCTGCTGTAACTAATCTGTTTTGGCTTGCATATGCTAACGGTGCATTTTGTTTAATGTTATCTAATGTTTCTGCAGAACTTGCTGATGTAATACTTGTTTTTAATTGTAATCCAAGTTGTGCAATATATTCATTTCCATCAAGTCCTTGATACTTGATTGTAATCTTTTTGTTTGATAAATCATCTGGACGTACTGTATATGTTTCATTTTTACTTACACGATACCATACACGAATAATTCCCAATGGTGCATTACCAAAAGTTTGATCAGCAAAGTTAACTGATATTTGATTATTTTTTCTAGTTCTAACACTAAACACATCTCTGTTAGATGCCATCACACCGTTGTATGATGTATTGTTATAACTTGCAATATTCTTTACATTAGTCCACTGCTTAACAATAGTTCCATCTGTGTTAACAGTTTGTACCCATACATCGCTGTTGTTGATGTTGTCTATGTTAATATCTATTGTTTGATTATCAATTGGATCAGCAACTTGTACATCTTTAAATGCAAGCGTACCTTCTTTGATTCCAAAGAAGAAACCTGTATCTTTGTTTGTTAATCCTAATCCACTATTTTTATAATATAATCCAAATGCACTTGTAGGACTTGGTGTCTTTTCATAAACAATATTATTATCGTAGTCTACACTTACAATATTAAATGTAGATGACACACCATTAGCAACACCAGTAACATCAAACTTAATTTGACCTGATGTGTTGTTTAGTTCATAAAATTGTTGTGTAATATTGCTTACTGTTGTTTGTTTCTTTGGGCTACCAAATTGATTACCGTATTGTAAAATGCTGTTCATAACAGCAATAAAATCATCCAAGTTGTTTACGTTACTTGTTGATTCAAATTTAATATCTTGTCCACCTAAGCTAGTTCCGGCACTACCAATAACTTGTTCGTTTGTTTTTGCACTAATTACTTTCATCTCACCAAACGCTGACACATTACGTCTTGGTGTGTATCCAATGAACTCTGCAAGTTTATAAACACTGTCTTGTCTTTCAGCAGTACTTAAAAAGTTATTTCTCGAGTTGAGGTCAACTCTAAATGCTAAGTTATGTCCCATTTGTGCAACTACGTCAAGTAGTGCTACAAACTCCGAACTTTCGATCCAGTCGTTGTAGTTTTCTGGATATGTATTTCTTACATACTCAACCATTGATGTTCTGATAGTATCATAATCAAATGCTTGTAAATTAGCATTGATGTATGACTCGTATACTGCTTTATAGTCTTCGGATGCAAAAAGTTTTGATTGTCTAATATTTTGTGCCATAATTAAAACTCTGCCGTTTCATTAAAATCTGTGTCAAATGTAATCTGCAAATCTGTTGCAGTTGTAGTAGGTAAGTATGTTAACATTACTGCTACTGTTACTGTTTGATCTTGTTTTGTAACTGTGACAACATCACCTGTTGTGTTACGTGAAATTTCAAACCGTGGATCATAAGTTACAACATCATGTACCTCTTCGGTAATCATTTCAATTGTACTTTCGTCTAGCGGTTGAAAAACATAATAAGGTAGGTTAGTACCAAAATCTGGGTTGGTCCATTTCTCTCCTTTACGGATATGAAAATGATTCAATAGATCTCGTTTAGCAAGTTCTAGATCTTTCAATCTTAGAGTTGCATTCTTTTGATTTACGGTTGTGTAGCCTACTATATTACTCATACAAGTATTTATCAATTTAATTATACTGGTATTTAACTATCAGTATAATGTAACAGTTTCTGCAACATGTAAACGTTCTTCGGGCCATTTTAGATAATTACTCCACTTTGCATCGGGAATATGAAGATCATGGAATGTTGTTGCGTGATTTATTTGAAACCATGTTGGACGCATAGGTTGTCTAATTGGTTTAGGGAATAGCTTATCTGCCTTCTTAACATTACATGGACCACATGCAGTAACACTATTTTCCCATGTTAGTTTTCCGCCCTTGCATTTAGGAACAACATGATCAATTGTTAGTTCATGGTAGTGAAACATATCACTGCAATATTGACAACAATATCCATCTCTTAGATATACATTCTTACGAGAAAACTTTGCTTTAGCTGGTGGCTTATGATAATTATTCATCATAACAACACTTGGCAGTGGTATCTCTACTGTGGGAGTGTGCAGGTATCTGCCTTCGTAATTTTCTAGTACATGGACTTTACTACCCCACATAGCTTTAATTGCGTTTTGCCAGCTAATAGTACTCAGCGGAAGTAAACTTAAAGGTGTTGCATCAGCGTTTAAAAGTAATACACTTGCATGCATGTTGTTGTCCTTTTTACTTATTAAGTTGAGATGATAGTATCCGTTGTCTTGATTCAGACATATATGGTAAGAATCTTTTAGTCATAGCATAATAAACATACTCGGCTTGCGCTCTGCTTGTGTCGTCTAACATTCTTGTTGGATAGTTAGCTGCTATTTCTTGTAGTCCTTGTCGTCTAATTAACGACCTGTCTTTCATTACTCCATAATCAGCTAGCATAATAACTTTTGCTTCTAACTGTCTCATGTTTCTGTTTATACCGCTATTGCTCATTGCTGTTGCTACATAGTTCCATTGTCTGTTCTTTACATAATCATATAGCTTGAAATTTCTTACTTCTGATCCAACCGTAGTCCAATCACCTGTTAAGTAATATAAACTTAGCATACCGTCATATTGACTTTGGCTTACAGTATCTAACACAAATACTTCTTTGAATCTTCTTTCGGTATCTTTAAATTGTTTGATCCATAACTTGTATGCATCTTCTTCTGTTAACCCGTTACCTGTTATATCGATTGCTAAATTATATCCAATTTTTGTAACCTGGTCGACATCTTTAAAAGAATAGCCCTTCCAGCCTATATTACGCAATAATAGATTAATCATAGAAGTACTTGCTTCTAAGTTTTTAATAGGCACAAGTGCAGTAGCCACAGTACGATCAGTGACTGTAAACAAATCAAACGGCAATAAGTCTGATGGTGTTATTTCATTTGATAAGGTAAGTTTGGCCATTAGGTTGAATTTCCCTTAGGTAAATTATGTGTTTCTTGTATTGTTGAAGCACCTTTCCATGGATGATGTTCAGGTACACGACTTGCTACACTTTCTGTAACACTTTTGTTTGTCATGTGTGATTGCTTAATACATTCTTCTGCAGGAGTTGGCTCAGGGCCATTTATATCAACACGGGTACCTTTTAGATACATATTAGTTTTTGCTGTTGTGTTGACTTGTTGTTTAGCAGTACTATTAATATCAATAGCACTATGTACATCAATTGATCCAGCTTGACTTTGTATCTTGACTCCTTCGGTGCCAGCTGATTTAATGTTAACACCTTGATCAGCTTGCATGTTGATACTACCTTTAGCATGAACATTATAATCTCCGTCGGTTGCAACGCTGACATTACTTTTACTGTATATGTCTATTTGTCCTTCTGCATCCATTTCAATCCAACCACTGCCACCTTTGTTAACAATAAATATAAATCCATTGGTATCATCCATTAATATTGTATGACCGCCGCGTGTTTTTATTCTAACGTTATTACTGGTTCCATCTTCAGCACCATCATCTAAACTTAGAGTATGTCCTGCTTTTGTAGTAACACCAAATACATTACTAGGGCTTTCTCGTCTTGCACTGCTTTGACTATGTCCTCTGACATAATCTTCATTTAGTCCTGCTTCTTCTAAATGTTTTGCTGATTCTGGATTAGTTGGTCTTGTATCAGGATCGTTTTTGTCATTTCGATTCTTCTCACTCATCTGAGCAAGTATTGGACTGCCAGCAGGGCCATAAGTCGTTCCACTTCCATTACCGCCCATTGTTGCATTTCTATCACGTGGTGGGAGATAACCTAAGAAAAATCCTTGTTCCATTGATCCCACAAAAGCTACCAATATGTTTGATCCAATTGCTGGTGGTTGCGGCCACAAGCCGTATGTCTTAGGAGAGCCTTCATATGATGTTGGGTCGCTGTATTCATCGCCAAGATCAGTGTTGCCACCAAATGGTGTTGTTAATAAGATAATACGTTCTGACGTTGATCCTAACTCAGGTATCATAACTGTTACTCTGCCATTGTGTTGTGAGTCTTTGTCTTTTATTACTTCACCAATGTATACACCACTGATATTGTTAACGTTATATCCTTGGCTTACATTTGCTTTTTTTGCAATATCTACACCTGTTGTTTTTATTCCTGAGCCAGCGTCTGACATTAGTTTGTCTCCAGTTTCATTAATGTGTCAACCAATAAAAACGGAGTACTGTTAGGATCTCTGTACGCTTCTACTGTTTGCGAGAATTTTCCTTGTGAAAATTTACTATGCACGTCTGTAATTTTATATATACCAGTAGTTACTAGATCCACTGGCCCTCTTCTTTGTTTATTTAATAAGTCATCTGGATCGGGTTGAAAGTTTACAAATGCCATGTATATTGCATCAGGATGATTGTTGAATAAGTTCTTACCATTTGTTCCCATAAAGATTGGATCACCTTTGACTTCTACTGTCATGTTCTGCATATCTACTAATCTGTTTGCATGTGCTGCTAACGCCGCTGCTGCAATTTTTGATCCTTCGGTAGTTTCATTTGCCATTTGACCAGTTGCACCTATTGTAGTATGACTAAAAATGCTATTTTGATTAACATTAAACTTATCTAGTTTTACATCACTTAAATATCTAACGTTTGCTTTTTGCACGGCTGGTTGAAGTGGTGCTCCGGCTGCAAATGAGACTGAGTTTTCATAGGCAGCATTTGGTGCATTTGATTCAAACATAAAACTGTTGTCTGCATAATATACACCAACACCCGGAGACACTGCATTAAAGAATCCACTGTGAAGTTTTATGTCTACACTTTCTACTTCTAAGTTATCGCCCGTGTATTGATATGAATACTTTTTTATTAGCCCTGGTAATATTTGAGATGCAAATCTTTCTTCTTGTACTTCTACTGTATTTCTTAAGGCAATAACACTTTTTTCATCTGGTGGCGTAGCAGTATCGTCTCTTCTTAATTTAATTAATATTGTAATATCACGTATTTCTTGATTGTAATGTGGATGCATTTCTCCAGTTTGCTTTGTTATCTGCTCTACCTCAACGTTAAAAGTTGAACCTTTTGCAAGTATACTCGTGTTGTAATCTGCAAATGTTGGCAAATTTATACTAAGTTGTTCTGCAACCCATGCAGTTAACTGAGTGTCGGGATTTGCAACTGCTTCACGCATGCCTGGTGTATCCAGACTTTCAGAAGTTCCACTAGCAGTACTTGGATCATTTGTACCAGACCAAGTTGCCTGTCTTAAATCAAACCCTGGAATTTTTCTTGCTTCAATTGCTGCTATGTTTGCAGTTGAATCAAATTGAACTTTCCAGTTTATTAATGGCTTAATGTCCATTTCATCTAAATGCGGATTTCTAGCGAACGTTGACAAACGTTTTTGATTGTCGTTTAATGCAGTAGCCAATGCACTAGCAAACGAGCTTGCTGTAGTAAGGTTTTTTAATGTTATAGTATCAGTTAGCACTGTGTCAAGTTGACCAAGTTTTTCAAGTGGAGACATTATCATAAAATATTGTGCACCAGCTGGGCCAAGTGATCCATTCATCTCTGCTGCTTTCATTGAATATATAAACGAGTCTGGATATTTAACTGCAGCTCCTGTAACAGGATCTCTGCCAACAAAGTCTAATTTTAATACAAACAACTGAGCTCCAAAGTTTGAACCAGTTCTTGTTCCTTTTCCAAGTTGTGCGCCGACTGCTAATATTTTATCTAAGAATGAAAATCCCAATGATTCATTTAAGTCAAATTGAATTTCGCCTATCGTTGTGTGTCCACTTCTTACACTAGCAGTAGCTGAACTGATATTAACGTTTTGTATATTAAACCCACCTTCAACTCCATCCTCTGCAATAATAACTGCTTTGCCAGCACTTAATGCTGTTTCGTCTGTTGGTGCTAGCCATGCAAATGGATCATTCCAAACGTCTGAGTCTGTAATATAAAATGTAAATTTGTAGCTTCCTGATGAGACTGTATTGAGCCAATTTTCTTTTAACATTATGTAAACCTTGTTGGTACTTTAATACTTATTCCTGATGTAAAGTCCATGATAGGGTCATTTAATGTATCTTGATTAACTAGTGCAAACGCCCACCATAGTTTGGCATTGCCATAAAGATCGTTTGCTAATTTGTCTGGGCGTTGATGATATTTTGCTTCTATCACATACGCTGATGTAGCAACACTCTTGACATCAGAAACAGTAGGTTCCCATATTCCTAGGTATTGATTATTTTCTACTGTAGTAGCTCTGTATACACTATCTCTTCTATATTCTGCAGCCATTAAATAAATCCTCCCATTTTACCTTTTGAGAATGTATCAATATTGAATTCTTTTCTAACTTTGCTAGGTGCTATTTGTACTGATAATTCTAATGAGCAAACTAACATAGTTGGTACTATTCCAAAGTCGCCTTCGACATAGTTAACATCTTCTTGCATTGTGTAGTTGAACGATCTAATAACAACGGGTGTGCTATTAGCATGTAATCCGTTTTTGGCATACGCTCTTAACTTTAAGATTGGAGGCGGTGTGCCTGCTGTTTCTCTTCGTTGTTGTCCAAAGTCACCTTTTGTACATGTCTTAAAGAAATGCAATGCTGCCGCTGTATATGCTGCTTCTTGTAAATCATTAGATGCAAAGTTTGCTGTAATACTTATGGTTGGACTTGGCGTATTAATATAATAGTTTGGCTGATATATTGTATGTGTAGCATCATATGTTCCATAAGCTGCTTGATGACTTATTTGCATTGTAGGTGTAAATGGAAATATAACTCCGCCCATATAATCACCACCATTGCTATTTGCCAAAGGCTTTAATATGCCTTCCATTGGAAATGGATTTTCTTTCTGAGCTGTCAATGACACATATCCAAAATTAGATTTGTTATTGTTATTGGCGCCTAGTTGTCCTACTAATCCTGGTGCTGGTTGTGAATTGTGTATACTCATTTTAATCGATCCTCAATGAATCTAAATATCTTCTCATCAAACTTTCCAAAGAATTTAGTAAATTGTTGTTGTTTTTCTTCTGAAGAGGCATCACTTGCCATTGCTGCTCTAAAATCACTTGCACTCATACCGCCTTGCATAAGAGGTGCTTCATAAAAATATATCATTTCGCTTTGTGGTTTTATATTTGATATATCGTTTGGAAGCTGTTGTACATTTGCTGATCCGCCTAAGCGTCCTGCATCTTTAGCACCGAACACTAATACAACACTTGTTGTATTGTTATCTCTGCCTACTGTAGATGGTTCACTTCTATATGGATTACTATTTACAATCTTGTCTGCTGGTATGCCGAACATAGTTGACATGATACTTTTCTTTTCGTCAAACGTAAAAGGATCGCTGCTGTAATTGCCAGCTGCGTGTGCTTTTGTTGCTTTTTGACTAAATGTTGTAGCGATAAATACGTTATCAGCACCAAACTTAGTGACTAGATGTTTATATACATCTCTATGTCCTTGGTGCATAGGCTGAAAGCGACCACCGTAAAATACTGCAATGCTACCTACATTTTCTCTAATTTGTATAATTTCATTTATAATCATGTCTGTTCTCCACAAGTATTTATGACATACGAAAATCGGTTGACGTTAGCATCACTTTCAGTTATAATAGTTTAAACAGAGGAATAATAATATTATGGCAAGAGCACCGAGACAATTTTATTTAACTAACAAAGAGCTTTTAAAAGAGATTCATAAGTCTAAAATGTCCTATTGTTATGTTAAAGACGACCAATATGCAGAATACGATCTAATCGTTGAAACATTTGATGACATTACACCAGAAGCAGTATCAGAAGCAAAGCAATCACGTGCAACACGTTTGCAAAAGAATGCACACATAGCTGAAGTTGCTCGATGGGAAAAAGGACTAACTGGCAAGAAAACAAAGCCACGTGTCGCAGACTTCTTAGTTGAAGTGGACACTATCTTAGATACAGACATTGTTATTCGTGTAATGACGTTTGATCATATACCTTTAGAGAATCGTAAAAACAAACCTAAAACAGAAGCTGACTTACATAGTAAATGTAACTTCCCTCCATTTAAGCATTATGCTTATATTGACAACAAGTTAACAGAAGTTACTCGTAGTCATTGGGAAGGGGGACTTGACAATGGATACTTTAGTGTTACCCATGGTAAAACATCTAATACACTAGGTGGTATGTATATCAAGTTATGTGAACGTTACAGTATGCGAGGCAACTGGCGTGGATACACTTATGTAGATGAGATGCGTGGACAAGCACTAGTACAACTTAGTCAAATTGGATTACAGTTTAACGAGTTTAAATCACAGAATCCATTTGCATATTATACAGCCGCTATCAACAACAGCTTTACAAGAGTTCTCAACCTAGAAAAACGTAGTCAAAATATTAGAGACGATTTACTAGAAGAAGCTGGTCTCAATCCAAGTCACACTAGAACATTCAATGCTGAATGGGAAGGTAAAGAGAAAAAAGAGATTGAGAAGATTAGAGTAATGAACGCCGAGAACGCCGCAAGTAAAAAATAACAGAGGTAACACTAAGTATGCTATTTGATAAAGCAGTAATATTCACTGACATTCATTTAGGTAATAAAAACAATTCACGTTTACATAATCAAGACTGTGAAGATTTTATTATATGGATGATTAATGAAGCACACAAAAGAGGAATTAAAAAATGTTTCTTCTTAGGAGATTGGCATCATCACAGAGCAACAATTAATGTAAGCACATTAAATTATACAGTAAGTAA